ATAAATCCTTCAGTATTATCATCAATTGTATCACCAGATTCTGATACTGTTTTAGTAGGATCTAAAACGACAGCAAATACTTGATTTGGATATCCATGACCAAAGTTTAAAAATTTTAAGTCTGTAACTCCACCAGTTGCACTTACATTAGATACTCTTACAACTGTGCCAACACCACCACCAAAGTTAATAGTGTATACTTGTCCAAGTTTAAATCCAGTTCCTCCTTGTGATATACTAAATCCGACTGTGGTTGGATTAATCTCACCTTCAAATATTACATTACCACCTTCAGAAGCATCTGTAACTGAAACTGATCTTCCAATTTCATAAGTAGGAGCAAGTAAACTCTTATCTAAAAATACTTCTGTAGTATCAGTTGTAAGTTCAACTGTTCCTACTACTGGTGTAATATATTCTATACCAGATTCAATATATCTTATGGATCTGTTAACTAAATTAGCTCTTTCACCGGTTGTAGATTTAATTCTTAAAGAATGTCTTTGATCAAATGTACCATCAGAAGGAATCAATACAAATTCATAAGGTACTATTACATCTACTTCCTCATTGTAAAATAATCTAAATAAAATTTCAAAAGATAGCTTTGTACCTTTAGATTCATAAAGATCTTTTATTCTTTTTATTAATATCTTTTTATCTGCTAAAGCAGTATCAGATATTAATGTTGTATAATTTTTTAAAAAGTATTGAACAAAACTATCAGTCGTCTTATCAATATCTCCATATGATTGAAGATTTTGAATAGTTTCTTGTGGGTTTTGATCTTGTTCTAAAAATTTATAGTAAAGCTCAACAAATTCAACAAATGTTTGATGATCTTTTTGAATAAATTCTGGAAACTGACTGCTAACTATAGCAGATATTTTTTCCGTTAATCTAGTTGTTGCCATTATTCAACAGTACTTGAAATATTAACTGTCAATCCAGCATCTCTTCCAGCAGCAGCATTAAGTATTGTTTTATCTCTAACAATTATTTGATTTCTTTTAGCTTGTATGTTTTGTGCTAATTCTTGTATACTTGCAGTTACTCTAAAATCTAAAATGTTATTTGGTAATGCTGTTGGTACAAATGAATCTACAACAACTTCACCTGTTAAATAATTTACGTTTCCAACTTTTGCATTTAATATTTGTTTAGTAAGTGCATTCCTAGTAACTAATGTACCAGATCCAGCATCTTCAGCTGGTGAAGTATCAGGAACATCAGTAAAATTAACTATTGTTGATACATTTTGAATGTTTTGAAAAAATCTACTTGATTTAACTGATCCAGGTTTAATTGAATTATCAAAATCAAAACTATCATCTCCAGAAAAAGTATTAACTGTATTTAAAGTAACAGAAGTTCTTTTTTGTAACTTAGGAATAAGAATTACAGAAACTATAGAACTATCAGATTCTATTATTTTTTTCATTAATAATGATTTGTTAAAGTCTTTATCAAATTTTTGTAAATCAGAAGTAAAGTAACCTTCAATTGTATTCTCAACAGTTGCTCTAATAGCATTAATAGATCTTGTTGTGTTATTAATATTATATACAACATCTACTATTAAATTTAAGAAAAAGAAATCTGGGTCAATAAATTCAGGCTGTATTGACATTACTTTTTTATCTTTTAAGATAGAAGTTACAATAGAATCTTTAGTTGTTTGTGATATATTAAAACCATCAAAAGGTTTTAACGATATCATTACTTTTCCAAACTTAGGTGGTATATTATCCTCACCACCATAAACAACAACTGATTCTGCATCTGTAAAATTAGCTTCTATTAAACCTTTATAATCATTAGCAGTTACAGCTCTATTTCTAGCTGCATTGACTCTTGGTGCTTTAAATTTTATATCTGTTATTGTATCAGCATTTCTTGCTGCACTTGGATTAGACGCAGTTGCAACAGTAATATTTGTAGTACCTCCTATGGCCTGACCTGCTGAAAAACTAATGTCAGCTTTATCAGAAGCATTAGCTCCAGTTCCAGTCGATAAGAGATATTCTATAATTACTAAATTACCTTGAATTAATTTACTACCGATAGTACCGTCACCAAAAAATACTTCATATTGTTCCAAAGGATTCATTTCAACAAAGAATACTTTTGAAGAAGGATTAACATTTGATATGTCAGATGTTTGTGTATATGTGTTTACAAATGTGTTTGAAGTAGAACCTTGAACTTTTATTTTTAAAGTAGATGTATCTATATCTCTATCAGGTATTACAAACTTCTCATCAGGACCTGTTCCTAATGAAACATAAGACAATGATCTTGGTGAACCTTCTATTATTTGTAATCCACTTAATGAATAATTATTACCTGAAGGAATAATAGTTGCTGCTTCTAAATTAGTAAATGTAAATGTATTATTTCTAATAGTAGTGTTAAATGTTGTAAACGGTTCAATAGTTACAGTTGGAGGAGAATCTGTAGGATCTACTACAGTTAGATTTATATTAGCTCTTGCACTTCTTACTGAAGTTGGTGTGAATCCTAAATGTTTTGCAATGGAAACTGCAGATGATCTTTTTACTGCTGAATCTAAAAACATTTCATTCAACAGCATATTACCAATATATGCATTGTAATGTGTATTATAAGCAAGCAAATCAATTAATACTGATAATGCTGACCCATCAAAATCATAATCTGTAAATGTATCTTGAGCATTTAAAAAAGTTTTTAAATTTTCTTTAATTGCATCAAAATCTAATTCAGATACATCTAATTTACTTATTTGTGACATTATCTTGCTCTCGTTAGTGATTGTGTAATAACTAATGGATTTGGAATATTAGCCATTTTAAATTCAACAGTTACATCAACTTCATTGCTATCTTGGTTATCTAATATATCTACTCTTATTAATGTTGCTCTTGGTTCAAAATTGTTAATTGCATCTGTTATAGTTCTTTCCATTATATTTTTAGTAGCTGGTGTAAAATTTTCGAACATCATAGAATAAACTTGACAACCTATTTCTGGATGAAATTTTCTTTCATAATTTTTTGTTAATATTAGATTCTTTATAGATTGCTTAACTGCATTTTCGTTTTCAGATTCGATTAAATCTTTAGTTTGAGGATCTGATTGAAAATTTAAATCAAAATCTATAAATTTTCTTACTTTTCTATTTACTATAGCCATGCTTTATTTATCCTCAATTAGCAAAGGTATCTGAAGAACCTGTAGCAGTATGATCACAAGAAGCCTTATCACCTGCCCTTACAACACCTATACCACTAGCAAACACATTAGTTGAACCTTCTACCATAGTTGCGCTGCAATGTGTTTCAGGCTCTGGGCAAGGATCATGTGATGCAACTGAGTCACCTATTAACGACACTTTATCACCATTTACAAACACAGTAGAAGAACCAGGACCAGTAATTAATCCACCTGCTGTATCTGTTCCTACTCTTGATACGCCTGGCATTATGCTAGATCCACAAATTGATTATCTTTTTTCTTGTGATTAAAATATGTAAACATAAGTTTTCTTGGTTGATCTACTTTAAATGATATATGTATCCAAGGTAGTCCAGATCCAGTATCTTTATATTCTAATAATATCTTATCAAAATTTATATTGTTTGCTATTTTTTCTGCTATATCAAAATATTCTTTTTTTCTTGTATTTTTAAATTGCATGTCAATAGCTTGACCTTTTAAGTGATCAGATGTTTTACTTCCTCCAGCTGTAACTTTTCTAAATCCTGAGGTAATAAACATATTAGGAAATAATTCTTTAATTGGTTCACAAATATTTAAAGCCATAGCCTGTAAGTTAAATACTATATCACCATAAGAAAGTCCAACTTGACCTTGACGAGGTATGTCATGAGGAAAGTAAGCCTTAGAAGATAATTTTTCAAGTGTAAACTTTGGTGATAATTTCATATTACCTGGTACAAATGTTACAGATTTAAGGCCTATGTCGGGTTGAACAATAGTTGATATAGTAGGTGTAGCAGTTGATCTTCTTATTTCAACTGGATCAGATCTATTAGTACCTGCAACACCTGATAAGATTTGACTTTTTTCAAACTGTTCTGATTCTTCATTAGATTCAGTATCTTCTGTTTCATAACCAACATTATCTAAATAATTAGAATATTCTGGATCATCTATTGTTTCTATTATTACACTGTTTCTATCACCTATAGTTCCAATATTAGCATCATTAGCATAAGTTGCTACAGAAGCAATGTTTGGAGGATTGTCTGCTACACTATATGAAGGATTATTCATATTAATAGTTGTTGCTTTTTCATTATAAGTTGTAGCTTGTTCATGAATTGAATCTGCTGACGATATCATTTTACTAGTAGCTATCAAACTCATATCTTTAGCTGCTAATAAATTAAAGTTTTCATCTGAATTAATATGCATATCTTTTAATGTATGCAAAAACATTGAACTGTTACATTTATTATGAATACTATCTTTAGCTGTTATAAATGCATTACCCTCAGTTTTCATATTAATAAAATTAGATGATTCAATATTAATATTTGCACTATTTAAATTTATTTCTTCAGTGGCAGACAAATTTAAAGTTCCTGCTGCTTCCATAGTAACATCATTAAAACATCTTAAATTAGTGTCTCCTTCAACTTCTAAATCTACATTACCAGAACAATATACTTTTAACGAACCTCCAATAGATACTCTTCCTTCACCCATTACAGATAAGTGATCATTTTTATCTACAAATCTATATTGACTACCTTTAGTTCTTTCTACAATAGAACCTGATTGATCTAATTCAATGAATGTTCCATTAGTATGATAGATATGTAATCTCTCAGCACCTGGTGTATCATCCATTTCTATTATATGACCAGATTCTGTTTCTATAACTTTATTAAATGGATATCTTGCATTGTATGGATTGAGAGGTTGATCAAAACTTTCATTATTTGGTAATTTACAACCTAATATTATGTCTTCTGTTTTTTCAAAAGTAATTGTTCCATTTACATCACCAGTGGCAAGTTTATTAGTTTCTGTCCTTGCTGAGTAATCTCGAGTTGGAAATGTAGCTGTAGGACTTACAAAACCAGTATCTCTTACAAATTGCTTTTTAATGTTTTCATCATTTTGAACATTAAAATTTGCAGCATCTTGTATAGCTGATGTAGCAGCTGCTGTATCAAATTTTTTATTGACATCTGCAAATGCTTCCTTAGCACTTAGCTTATCATATATACCCCCTATATTAGGTACTGAAGGTAATTGAGGTATTCTACCAGATAATGCTTCTCCAGAAAATAAATTTAATTCATGTTTTATACCTTTGGTTAAACCAGAAGATAAACCTCCACTTAATGCATTTTGTATTGCTGATGTACTAATTTTATTCCTAAGAATAGGAGGAAGTTTAGTATTAAATTTTGAAACAACACTAGTAGTAAGTTTATCTGTTAATGCACCTGCAAGGGCACCTGTTATTTTACTATCTAAATTATTAGTTAAACTAGTTACATCTAAATTACTACTTATTAAATCAACTGGATTAGTTGGTCCAATAAGATTCTTAGGTATGTCTGTCAGTTCTTTATTAGCAGATAAATCAATATCATTAACTATTCCTGCTGAAAGTTCACTAGCTGTTTCTTCCAAAGCTTCATTCATAAATTTTCTAGCTATAGGAGGTAAACTTGTAAACTCAGGTCTAGCCTGAGCTTCAGCTACAACTATGTCTTTAAATTGGTTAACTTTAAATGAACTCATTATGTTGGCCTTTGATTAGCTAAAGGTGATAAACCTCTTTTTATTCTTTCTGCATTTATTCTATCATAAACTATTGGATCATCACCAAAGTAATGCAAATCATCATTTTTAGTTCCTTGAAAAGCCTCTATACCACTTAAAGAAGGTAATCCTGGTAAATCTGGTATGCCTGGAAGACTTGGTAAATCTGGAAAAGATCCTAATGATGGCACTTTAGGAAGTAAACCATCAAGACTACTTTTTTGAGAAGTTAACTCTGATTTTAATGAATCTAATTTACTACTATTTAATCCTGGAAAAAGTTCATCAGCAGATGCTTTCTTAAATTCACCAACTGAATCTAAAATATCATTATCATTTATAGATGATTTACCTCTTAATGCTCTATTAAATATTTCAGTTCCTCCTGATGGACCTGATTGTAAAGCAGTAGTAAATCCAAGTTCTTTTACAGAAGGACCAAACTTATTAATATCAACACCTTTTCTTCTTAAATTAGATACAAATGAATCAAAATATTTTTTCTTCATAAAGTCATCTTGATCTATTTCAAAAAGAAAACTATCAGAACTTGATATCTCTGACCATTTATTATCAAAGTCATCTGTACCTGGTTCTAATCCTACAAACTGTGGACTAAATTTAGAATCTTTTACAAATGTACTTAACGGTGAACCTTTTGAAGAAGGTCTTGCTTTACCGCCCGGTGTATGTTTAGGTAAAAATGAAGCTAATTCATACTTACCATATCTTGCACCAAATCTATCTTCACTTGTTTTAAAATCACTAATAAATCCAACACTTTTATTACCAGCACCAACTCCAAATGGTAATATTGTAGAAGCATTGTTTTTAGCAACATCACCTATTTTAAAATCTTTAACAGGAGGAACACCAGATTTAACTGGATTATTGTTACCATCTGTAATTTTTATTCCTGATTGATCTTTTATGTCTGAATCAGTTTTGTTTTTAGATTGATCATTATCTGTCTGTGGATCTTTAGGTGGTTCCTCAAATGTACTTTCATTGCCTGGTATTCCAGCTATAGTTCCAAAAAAAGCTGGTTGTTGCATGTTGTTACCATCTAAGAAAAAACCAACAACCCATGTTCCTTCAGCAGGTCCAATAGGAGTTGTTCCTTTTCCAGCAATAGCAGCAGAAGTTATAGGTTGTATTGGTGTTGCAAAAGGCAGATCTTCAGTAGGTTGTTCATTTTTATCTTCTGAATGATAACCATATATTCTTACTCTACATCTACCAGCTTTAAGTGGGTCATCAGTTCTTGATTCCACTACACCTATAAACCAAATAAATCCGTCTTTATTAAATATATTCATTAACTATCTCTTGCTCCATTCATTGAATCTTTAATTAGTTCTACTATCATATGATGAGACTGCAAAGTTATTTTATGTCTAATAGCTGATATTAAGTAACTACCTGTATAAAATTTATCTCCAGTATCTTTGTTTTTATCTTTTTCTGATTTAGGTGAAACGTCTGGAAAAATAAAATCTAATGTTCTACCCACTTCAACATCAGTTCTTCCAGGAATTATCATATTTAATTTAAAATTGTTAAGTTCCATTAAATTAGACTTTCTGTTACCATGTATCTCTGACATTTTTTCATTAACATTATCTTTCATATCAGGAAATAAACCTGGATGGACCGGTGCAAATTTTATATCAGATAAAGGTGATCTTGTAGAATCAACATTAAAAAAAGGTTTTGGTTTAGCTTCACTGTGTGAATAATCATCAAAACTTTCAATAGCATCATAATCGTGAGCTGCATACTTTTTATTTAATACATCTAATGTTATTAGTCTATTAGCCAAATATCCACTATTATAATTAGCTAAATGATCAACAGTTTTTACAAGTTGAAACTCTTCAACATTAAACATTTTGGATACTGGATTTTCGTTCTTTTTTAGTTGATTAGTTTGATATTTGTAAGTACCTATACTTAAACCATTATTACTATCTTTATTAAATTTAAATATTGTTTCTATACTACCAAAAACAAATGCTTTATTAGTCTCAAAAAATAAAAAATTACATGCTTTGCCTTCAAGTGGTATAGATTTGGAAGCACACCAATTTATACATTTAAATGGAGTCCATCCTGGACTAACAAATTTAACAGCATTGGATGTAGAAGTTAAAATTTGTAGTTTAGATACATCATTATTGAAAGTATAAGCATTGTCTTTTTTTATAGCTGTTCTTTTAGTTTGTATATAATCATCAAATATATCTCTAACTAATGCACTAATTTGACCTTTAAAGGTTTTAAAAATTGGTTTAAATGTATTAGCTATTGCTTCTAAAGAAACAAAATTTAAATTATATATTTGAGTTCCTTGGTCATTAGCAAATTCTCTATCAGTTACAGAATAAACTCTAAATATTTTTTCTATTAATTGACCACTACTTGGTGTTTCAATTTTAATATAAAGATATTCTTCACCAACAATAGGTAATTCTTTAATTAAGTTTCTAGAATCAACAAATAAAAAGTTGCCTGACATGTTTGGTGAAAATATATCTTCGTAAATGTTAAGTTCAGACATATAATCTTTTATGTCTAAAAATTTACCAGAACCTGTAAATATCACAAGCTCATGTATATCAACTGTACCTGCAGTTTGAAAAGGTATAGTAGTTTGTGTCATGTTTTCATTAAGTTTTCAAATTGACTAATTATTGATGGTACAAAATCACTTTTAATTATTTTAATACTTCTTTTTGCATCATTTTCTCTATCTTCATGGATTAGATTAGTAATAGCAGTACCATTTGTTATATTATCAGTACCAGTAATATTAGAAGTTATAGAAGTATTAGAAGCTAATGCAATTGTATCTCCATTATTAAAACCTCCTTGAGGTACTCTGAGTTTAAATGTAGAACTACCACTAATATTAATATCTGTAATAACTCCAACACCACTACCTGTTACATTAGTTAAAACTGAACCATTACTTAAATTTAATGTATCAATACTATCTGATAAAGTTATTTCAATATTTGCATTGGTTGTTATATTACCAGTCGAATCTTCATAATGATGGGTAGAAGTTATATTTCCATATTTCTCTTTTGTGAATTGTTTTAAAAAGAATTGTTCTAATGGCCATCCAAACCTTGGATCAAGTATACCATTAGATTGTAATATAATCCAGTGTAATCCTGGATCACCATAAAACTTATCAGCTGTAATTTCAGGTGTTTCACCACTTACTATATCATATTCATCATAGTTAGATGCATTAGTAACTACGTTAGCTAAAAATTTACTTCTAGTAGATAAATCTGGCATAACTTGCATAGATTCATAATTATCTAATGTAAATGTAGCTAACGGATATTTTTGAAAGTATTGATATGTCATTAGAATCCTTCTGCAATTCTTTCTTTAGTGAGTACTTCGAGTTCTTTAAATCTTAGGCTCATGTTTACTTCTACTGGTTGACCATCTTCAAATGAAGCAAAAATATCACCACCATATTCTACATTCATATCTTCTAGTACACAAGTTGATATTTTATTAAAATATGTATTTTCTTCACCTCTATACATATATTTTATTTCAAATTCTGAAGGATATAAAAACATTAAACCAAGACCACCTACCATTTCTGGATGCATATGAAATTTAAACATCTTAATTATATCTCTAACTTTTTGTGCTTCCTCTGCACTTTTAGGCATGAATGTATGTCTAAAATTAAATGTTCTAAAATCTACTCTCTCAAAAAATTGTTCTCTAAATGGATTAGTTACTTGTTTAGAAGCAGCTTGCAATAGATCACTAGGCTTAGGAATTCCTACAGCACCTAAAACTGAACTTAGTCCTCCTACAACTTGAGTAGCCAAAACTGCAGTAGCTTCTTTAGTTGATTCCATGTTCAAACCCATTGAATCACTAGCTCCTTGACCTCCTCCAGCAAAGCCACCACCTGCCATACCTAATGAAGTTTCTTGATAAGATACACCATAATTAACTGCTGGCCTATCTTGTATATGTAATGTAATAACATCTCTTAATCTTTGTGGAACATCTGGTTTTAATGTTGCAAGACCTTCTAATGCACTATTTAATCCTTTTTTAGCGGTGTTTAATGTGCCATCAATGAGTCCAGGACTTCCAGCATTAGTAGAATAATCTGCTGATTCTGAAGATGGTGTTGTTTGTTTTACTTGTTTTCCATCACCTATTCCAAGCATCCCCCCAAGTGCTGAACCTTTCTCTTTAGCAAAGTTTACAGCACTATTAACTCTTTGAGCAGTTCTATTAGGATCAATTCTGTTTTCTCCACCTCCAACTACAACATCAGCCATTAAATTATTTTTAATCCGTTCTCTGCCTTTTGCTTCACCTTCATTAAACTTAGATTTACCTCTCACATTAATATAAAATTGTATATAATGTTGTTTATCTAAATCACTGCTTATACCTTCAGGATATGCAAAATCTGTAACATTGTATTTTTGAACTTCACCTTTTGGAGCAGTATCGGGTTGTATGTTCAACCTAGTAACATCTTCTTGTAATTTAGCTGAAGGTGGACTCTTGTAATAGCTTGAACTACTACTATCTAAATTAATGCCACCCATGGTTGTACCATATGACATATTTTTTTCCTCATAAATAGTTATTTAATTATTATTATTTATCATGTATAAAGAGACCTACAAAGGACGATATAGAGTTGCCAACCCTAAAAAGTACAGAGGTGATATAAAAGAAGTAGTTTATAGATCGTCTTGGGAACTTAAATTTATGAGGTGGTGTGATTATAACAGCAATGTGTTAGAATGGGGATCCGAGACAACTATTATACCATACAAATCTCCAGTCGATAGTAAAATACACAGATATTTTGTAGATTTTTATATAAAAGTAAGAAACAAAGATGGTAAGGCCAGTAAGTATTTAATTGAAATAAAACCAGAAAGATTTACTAAACCACCACCTATACCAAAAAGAAAGACAAAAAGATTTATTAATGAAGTATTTACTTATGGAACCAATCAAGCAAAATGGAAATATGCAAACGAATATTGTCTCGATAGAGGATGGGAATTTTTGGTACTCACAGAAAAGGATCTTGGTTTAGACAAATATGGCTAATATATTAGAACAAATAACTTTACGTGCTGCAGGAAAAGTACAACCACAGAATTGGTATAAAACACAAGTTAGAGAATTGGGTGGAGCAAGTCCTAATAAACTTTTACAGTCTGGAAAGTTTGCAGCAAGAATTATTCCAGGTAACATGTATCTTTTTAAATATGATCCAAAAGACAAAGATATTCCATTTTATGATATGTTTCCGTTGGTTATTCCTTTTTCAAGGACTGAAGGTGGATTTTTAGGTATAAATTTTCATTACTTACCATACATGATGAGAGTAAATATATTAAAGGAATTTAATAGATTTGCAACAGATAAAAAAATTACAGAGAAAACAAGATTAAGATTATCTTACAGAGTATTAGAAAGTACAAGAGTGTTTAGGTTTGTTAAACCAGCTATAAGACATTATTTAAAGCAACAATTAAGATCAAGATTGTTAATAATCCCATTTCCAGACTGGGTTGTAGCTTCTCAACTTCCTGTACAAAGATTTAGAGGTGCTCCTATGGAAACTGTTCTCAAAGAAACTAGAAAGAAGAGCGTAGCATGACAATAGGTACATTATCAAACTTTAATTTATCAAACTTTCAAGCTGAAGTTCTAGGTAAAGGACTTGCAAGAGTTAATCGCTTTGAAGTTATAATACCAAGGCCAAAACTTCTTAATCAAAGATCTCCACAAAAAGGTTTTAATGGAGGTATAATTGGTGGAGAAAGAGTTAGTACTTCAACAATAGCACCACAAAGAATATCACTCTTATGTGAACAAGCAGCATTCCCATTATTTAACATTAATGTTAAGCCTTATAGAATATATGGTACACCATATCAAAGACCGGTAACTTCGGATTATGGTGGTGATGGTTTACCTATGACATTTCACGTTGATAGACAAATGACAGTAAAAAGATTCTTTGAGGATTGGGCAAGATTTATAATTAACAGAGATACATTCAATGTTGCTTATCAAGAACAATATATTGTTGATATAGAAATATACCAATTAGATGAATTTAATAGAAGAACATATGGTATAAAAATAATTGAAGCATTTCCAAGAAGTTTAAATCAAATGGAACTTAATAATAATGCTCAGAATCAAACACACAGATTAATAGTTTTATTTTCATATAGAAAATGGATGTTTATAAACGATAATCCAAGTAAATCAATACAAGAACCAACAGTTCAAAATCCTAAAGTTAGAGTGGATGCAGTTGGTGAGAGTATAATTAAAACTACAGAAACAAATATAGGTACAACTACATTCTTTGGACCTTAATTATGGAGATTAATAATGGCATTACCTAAACTTGAAACACCTACATTTGAATTGATATTACCTTCGACAAAAGAGGTTGTTAAATTTAGACCTTTTTTAGTTAAAGAACATAAAATATTATTACAGCAACAAAATACTGTTGCAAATAATATTGTAAAAACTATTAAAGAATTAATACATGTATGTACATTTGAGAAGTTAGATTTAGATAAACTACCTAATTTTGATATGGAATATATTTTTTTAATGTTAAGAGCCAAATCTATAGGTGAATTGGTTGATATAACAGTTAAATGTGACTGTAATAAGAAATTAAATGCAGTAGTAAACTTAAATAATATAAAAGTCATCAATGATGAAAATTTACAAAATACAAATTTAAAGATAAAAGATAATTTGTTTATTAAGGTTAGACATCCTGTATTTACTGAAATGATGGATATATATGAGCATGCAGATACTGATAAAGTATTTGAAGTAGTTGGTAAATGTATTGATTCAGTAACTATGGATGATAAATTATATGATAATTTTAGTAATAAAGAACTTAATGAATTTATTTTAGGATTAACCAAAAAAGAGTTTGAAATTATAGAACAATTCTTTTTGGATATGCCTAAAGTTGTTTATGAAGATGAAATTAAATGTAAGGATGAAGAATGTGGTGTTACAAATGTAATAAAATTACAAGGAATTGAACATTTTTTTATATAACTCTTTCTCAGGACGATTTAGCTAATTTTTACCAATTAAATTTTCAGCTAATCCATGAATATAATTATTCATTAACAGAACTGGAAACTATGATACCCTGGGAAAGAGAAGTTTATGTTGGATTACTTTTACAACACTTAAAAGAAAAAAAAGAAAGACAGGAAATGATACAACAGAATCAAAAGCATTATGGATAAATTTAAAGATTCTCTTAAAAACATGTTGGGCAAAATGGTTCCTAGTAAGGAAACCAGAGGAGCTGTCGTTGATAAATTCAAAGGTGCATTTGCGGCTAATCCTGAAGTAAAAATATTAGCTAAAATTGAAAAGAAACAAAATCAACAGTTTTTACTTGTACAAACAATACAAGATAGTATTAGAAGGATAGAAGAAAAAGTAGTAGGTGAAGAAAAAAAATCATTTGCTAAAAAAATATTTGAGTTCTTAAAAAAAGGTTTAAGTGCAGCTCTTGGTTTAGCTGGAATAGTTGCTGCTATTACTGGGTTTTCTAAAATTCCAGGGAAAATTGTTGATGTATTATCTTCAGTACTATCTAAAATGGGTTTAGGTAAAATAGCAAACATGCTCCTAGGACCTAAAACTCCACCAACTTTAACTAAACCAACAACAACTGGCCCAGGGGGACTTGCAAGAAAAGTAACAGTTACAAATATAAAACCCATACCAGTTATAGAAGCTGGTCTTCCTGGTAGAGATAAGAAAGGTAAAAAAGGTAGAGGTGCTAAAGGACCACAGACTAAAGGACCACAGACTAAAGGACCACAAACTAAAGTACCAGATACAAAAACTCCACCAAAAGGTACGAAAGTTCCAGATCTTCCTGATGACAAAAAATTCAGTGATAAAAAATTAGACCTTGAAAAAATAGCAGATAAAAATAAAGCACCTAAAGCACCAAGTAAATTAGCAAAATTTGGTAAAGCTGCATTAAAAGGTGCTAGATTTTTAGGACCTGCTGGAGCTGTTCTTGGTGCTGGAATGGCTGTCGGATCTGCAGTTCAAGGCTATGGTGATGAAGCTACATCAGAAAACTTAGGCATAAAAGGTAGAGATCCAACAGGTGGTGAGAAAGCATCATCAGCTGCTGGTTCAGCTATTGAGAGTGCAACACTTGGATTAGTTGATGCCTCAAAAGCAAGTAAAGCAATAGCAAAATTCTTTGGAGCTGGACCCGGAGACTTAGAAGGTGTAGATGAAGAATTACATCAATTTATTAAAAAAGATGATATAGAAAGATTTAAAAAAGAAGGTACTTTTGCAAAATATAAGAAAAGATTATATAAAGCACCTGGTGCTCCTAATCCTCTTCTTGGAGGTATGACAGCTCATCAAGCATATCAAAAGGCTTATGATGTAGAAAAAGCTGATCCAAAATTACAAGCAGAACAAGAAGAAGAAAGATTAAAAGGTATTGCTTCAGGAGAAGTTGACACAATCAATACAGGAATATCTGATACAGGTGAAGTGCTTACTCGTAAAGTTACAGCTGATGATGTTAAAGAAGCTCAGCAAAAATTAGATGAAAAGAAAGGTGGTGGTCAAGGTGGAGGTGTTACTGTTAATAATGTTAATAATTCTTCTAATCAAGCTCCACCTCCCCCAGCTGGTGTCAAACCCCAGCCAAGGAAAGGTCCAAGCTCTTTAGAAATGCAGCTTCTAAGAGATGTAGTATATCAATAAACTCAATCTTCGTTAGCTAGCTTAGCAAAATAACTTAATGATTCATCTTCATCAGATGTATCAACTTTTGCCTGTGTAGCAGGAACTGGTGCAGCAGTTGGCTTAGGTTGATCTAAGTCAACTTGTTCAGCCTTGTGTAAATTAGCTCCAGTAGCTGTTAGAACCATTTCTAACTTCTTTTTAAGTTCATCATAGTTCTTAAAGTTTTTTGGATCTGTAAATTCAACTAATGAATGCTCACCAGCCCAAATGTTTTCCAATTTCTCATCATCATCTGATAGAGGACTAATATCACTAAAGTCAGACTTATCATAATTACGATAACCTTCAACATTTCTGATCTTTAATTTAAAGTTAGCACCTTTCCAAAAATCAAATGGATTTATTGGATCTTCGTCATCAAACTGAGGTTGCATAACATCTTTAATCTTATCAAAAATCTTCTTACCATATTTGTATAAGAATGCTTTTCCTTCATTTTGAGGATTAGCAGGATCTTTTACAACATAGATATTAGAGATGTAGCTGAGCTTTCTTTTTTGTGCACGAGCTGTATCTTTATCTTTCTCTCTACCAGTATGCCACAGTTCTGTATTTAACTCAGAAACTGGATCTGGTTTGTTGAGAGTAGTAAGAGAGTTTTCAATATACCACTTACCTGTTGTAGGACTTTGAAAGGCATGATGCCATACACGAGCCCAAGGTAAGTCTTCACCTGTTGGAGGAGGTAAGAATCTAATTACAGCTTGACCATTACCAGCTTTATCTACCTCTGGTTGCCAAAACCGTTCGTCTTTTTTGTTTCCTTCAGATGGTGTGTTAATCTTTTCGACTTCTTTCATTAAGCCATCAAAATTACCACGATTCTTTTTTAAAGCAGAAAAATCCATTGCCATATTTTTTACTCCGTATAAATTGTATTATTGTATGATTGTGTATATTACTGTATTTTACTACTATTTACAACTGTTACCTATTAGCACTTGTGTCAACTGCAATATAAGGCCAAAAGGTAATTCTTTTAGATATCTCATGTTGATTTCTTGCAAACTTAGCAAGCACATTTTGAGTATCTCTTAACTGTCCATTAAGAACATATAAATTTTCTTGTGCAATGGCTATATTCTTTTCTATCTCTGCCATTCTACCATTAATCTTGTCTAATTCTTCGTCTGAGTATTGACTCATACTTTTCCTTATCTACGTCTAAAAACGGTGTATACTTTTTAATAATCCTTGATACATCAGGCCATATAATATCATTATCTAATGTTTTATCTAAAATAGCCACATAATTATTTATATCATTTAGTATTACCATTGTTTCTATTGAAACATCTTTACGTAAATACTTCTTTAAAAGTATGGGATGATTTCTTCCATTATCAAATATATCTTCAAACTTTATTTCTCTCTTCTCTACTTCAAACAATAACTTATCAATATCATTTGTAAATGTATAAGTCATTGCTTCAATTCTTCTTCTCCAATCATTATAATTACTTTTTGCTTCGGAGTTAAAAACACCACCCCATCTATCTCCTGAAACAAAATTAGCAACTAAGAAATCTACAACTTCTTTTTCATTGAATGTATCAGCAATCTTTCTAATACTCAAAAGATCATTCCTTTTAAAGAAAGATTGTTTAGTTGCTCTCACTCTACCTCTTTGTTTAATAACATCATACTTATCTGTAGTGAAATGTAATTTCAAGGCTAAGTATGATCTATAAACGTCAAATGCTTCCATACATATCATATCGGTAATTTACCTTTGGGTTTCATTAAATTAGATTCTTCAGCTTCAAGTTGTATCTTTTGTTTTAAAGACGGTGTTATTAAATTACCTATGCTTTCAATATCAACTGCATTAGTATTGCAGTAGTCTATTATTGCGTCCATATATCCTATTCTATCCTTAGAAACTCTCTCTTCAATAAAAAGTGAAAATTCAGTAGGGGATCTAAACCTCTTTGTTATAACTATACTATCATTAAATTCTAACATATTATACTATACCATATGTACGTAACATAATTAATGATGTGTTAATAGCAACACAAGTAACTGAAAAGGCACTAATAGTTAAACAAACTTTCTGATACATATTATCTCCTAATATTAAAAAATACCATACGTGCGTAACATAATTAATGTAGTGCTAGTTGCTATCGTACTTATTGCAATAGTATGAACAATCTGACAAATTTTATCTCTCATACTTACCTAATATAATTTTTATTTAAAACATCTTCTAATATAACTACATGCTCTCTATTGTTTAGATGTTGTTCTTTAATATCATCTTTTGATTGACCATGATAATCTACAGCGTGATGGTTCTTTATCATCATTTCATCAAGCCTTTGATTGTCATATTCAGGTAATACAAATACACCTAAGATTCTACCGTACTTTCCAACCCCATCTTTCATAGTTCTTAGTGTTTGTGTAGAATCCAAAGGCATAGTCTCTTGTACAAACTTTTTTGAAGCAATGCCATATTTTTTTTCTTCTTTGTCACTTGTTCTTGATTCAGGAGCATCTATACCATAAAGACGTACTCTCTCATTTCTCATCCATACACCAAAGCCAAGGTCAATATCAACATCAACTGTATCACCATCAACTACTTTAACTATTTTACAATTATATTCGTACATGTTTTTCCTTTGCTAACAACCGTAATTTTCCCGATAGGTTTCTCGTAAATCTATAAATTCATTAATATAATTATCGCGTTTTTCCTCAAATATAACTACACCTTCATGGGCGACTGCCATAATTATTAACAAATTAGAAACAGGTACTTTTGTTCTTTCCTCAAATGCAACAGCATATGCAGCAGTCTGCATAAAATAATTTTTTATCTGTTCTTTTGTCTTAAACTTAGAAGACGTTTTGAAATCTATTACTGACAACTTACCTTTATATTCCCCAACACAATCTACTGTACCAGCTATCTCTAAATGATCAGAATATAACTTACTTTCTAAACCATGTATATTATCTATGCAATCCAACTCTGGCTTGATTGAATGCCACATTTCAAGGTCAAACTCTTTGTTACGGAATTCTTTGTTCGATAAGTAGTCTTCGCATAGAAGATGCACTCTTGTTCCTTGCTTTGAGGCTTTAGCTGTGATTGCAGCTGCTTTTTCTTTACCAATTCTTTCTCGCCATGCTTGTATTGCTTTTTTGGCAAGTTGACCGGTAATCGAAGTGACGGATGGATAGGCTTTACCTGACGGAGTCCTGTATAACCTTGTACCATTATCGTTAAATCGTTTAATTGGGGGAAATTCATGATGTATATGGTTGAACACTAAGCAATTAATCCTAATTTATAAACTGTTCTCCCGTTCTCCTTCAAAGCTGTCATTATCTTCTTATCGTTGTCATCTATATTATATGATACATGAACCCACCCAGAGTCACCAACACCTGGTGTGTAAAATTCTAATATTAATTGACGAAATTCACAATTATCTTTAATCCATTCAGCTATTTCGCTATTATCTACACCAGCTATCTCTATATCTGCTGCCATTCCCTTGCAATGATCAGAAGTACCTGACCCCCCTATAGCTTTATTAAGTTCACTACTCCTAAAACCTGAATTAATACTTACAGGTTTACCAAAGTGCTCTCTAACTGGCTGTAACACATATTCACATAATAATCTTAAATTATCTATTTCATTATTACTTGGGTCATTATCTATTCCACGACGAAGAGCTGTTTGGCTCTTCGTCATCTCGTTTAGTGAAAAATTATTTGTTAGTTTCATTAGGTTTCCTCATACATGTCTTCAAATACATTTCTTGCAACTATGTATTCTTTTACTAGTTTAGATCTAACAATATCATCATTACCATATTCAACTACTCTGGCAGAAGGCATTAGATCAGCTATTAACATAAACTTTTTGAGTCCTGATTTATCAAATCTTTTATATAGGTCTGTTTGTCTAAAATCCCCACAAAATATAATTTTAGATCGTTCCCCAACTCTTGTTATAATACTATTAAGTTCCATATCTGTCATATTTTGACATTCATCAACTATAATAATAGAATTATCAATTGTTATGCCTCTTATATAAGAAGTTAGCATAAACATAATATTTTTTTGCTCTTGTAATCTTTGGTATGAATCTTTTCTTGTAAATAAACTATCACAAATATCTTGATATGGTTTTTCATAAATCTCAGCTTTTTCGTGTACATCACCAGGTAAATGACCTATATCTCTTGAAGGCACAGCTGATCTTACAATAATAACATTTTGAAATCTGTTATCTTTTGAAAGAACTTGTTGGATGGCTTTGTAGAGTGCAATATAAGTTTTACCTGTGCCAGCTACACCATGTAGCAAAATAAAACTTGACTGATCATATAGTTTGAAAAACTTCTGTTGATTTATAGTTAATGGAGTTATTTCATAAAGATCTTCTATTTTAACTTTTAATTTATTATCTTTATTTTTATCAAGAACTGTTACATTAGATTGTTGTAACTGTAGAGTTGGTTGTAGACATTTTTTACGCGACATTTATACTCCTTAGAGTTAGATTGAATGATCACTTTATTCATAATCTATTTTTTGTGCCCAACTGTTGGTAACGCGTTACGAATACCTGTTTTGGCACGGGATAAGTTTTGTCCAAGAGTACTACCATAACCAGATTGTTCATGTATCTTGGATAAAACTTCTTTGAATCCATTATCTGTAGTTTTTACACCAAGACGTACTGGATCACCTATAGCAGGTGTATAATCTATTACTTGTTCTAAGTGTGGATTTTTTTTCTTAAAATGGGTATGATCTTTCATTGGAAATTTATGTTCCGAAAGCTCACCTGTGTTTATATCTTTAAATGTGTAAGTTGGCATACAATTTTATTTATTAAAAAAAACTACGGTTATTGAAGACTTGAAAAGTTATTTTGTTTTTATTTTTAATTAATAACTTTTCCTTAGCCATTTCTATATCATCTATATTTGTAAAGATACCAGCAAATTGGGCATTCTTTTCTCTACCACGACTGTCGGTATTTTTATACTCTAGCACAAAAAATTCTCTCATACTTATGCTCCATAATACTGAACATTAGCTGTATCATATGAATCAACTCTGTAAGTTTCATGTGAAGGTCTATCCATTGGAAAAGGAAATGTTGCTTGATTAACATAAATGTTAGTTTGGTCTTCACTATAAGGATACTCAAAATTCTTATATGATTCCATATTTGGATTTATTTGATTATCATAATTACCGTAAATACTCTCAGATTCAGAATCAAAATCATCAATCATATCTTCATCATCAACTAGTTGAAGAAAACCTGATTGAGCAAAACCTATACTTACCATAAATGAATTAAGTTCTTCAACCATTTCAGTTTCATCTTCAGCTGAAAATTCATAAGTAAGTCTGGATTTATTATCGACATTTTCTTGTGTAATTGTATATTTGTAGGGCATCAATTTCTCCTCATGTTAGCATGATCA